TGCAGATAAATCATCTTTTCCCAACCGAACGGCAAGAATGAATTGCACGGCGTACTAAAATTACACGGCATGCCGGCTTCACCGAGTTCGCAGTTATTACAATGTTTAATCATTTTTAGTGTCTTTTGGCCTTTCCAGCGTTATATTGCTCACGCCAGTTGCGAGATTCGTAGCTCTCTTGTTTCACGTTGCGTTGCAATTCCTGTTCAAGATAGACACCGCGTTTGATGGCTTGCAGATATTCGTTTGGTACCCGCTGGCCTTCGAACTGTTTGTAAATATCCTCCTCGATTTGTTTAAGAGGTACGTTCTCGTTCAATAGCCGAAGGACACGTTTTTCCGCACGAGTTAGAACACTCATAATCAATCTCCTTTGGCTCAATGATGATTTCAGCTTCGATAATCTCCGCTTCTTTGGGGAACAATTCCTCACGAGCAGAGGTCAACGCATTTTTGACAATTACCAAGGCAGCATCCAAATCACAAGGATTGTTAATATTACGAACTGCCAAGGATGCCTCAAACAATGCTTGCGCGATTTGTTGACGAATGTGTTTATATTGCGATGTCACCGAGTTTGTCTCCTTTCTCAAATTTCCGAACCATATGTCCTTTCTCGATATATTTGTCGGTAAGGGGTTCAACTCCAAAATCGAACAGACGCCATTCATTGTTGATGAATTTAAATAGGCTTACCCGTTTCGCGTCTGCCAGCTCTCGCCAATCACCATTGAATTGCAGCATACCACCATCCTTTACCCATGATCCGGGCCATATTTGTGTAATTTCCACAGTTCACAGATTGCGATGAATAGGAAAAATAACAACCCTATTCCCCAAACTCCCATAAATAACATCATTTAATCACCCTTTAGCTTTCGATAACAAAAGTATCATACGAAATTACCTCATCGTCATATAATAAACGAATAGTAATCTCAGTATCCCACTGAATATATTGCTCAGTTACTACGATTTGAAGATGGTCTTTCAATAGCTTTTTCAATTCGGAGTTGTCCATACTAATCATCTCCATTTACGACTTCGCTGATAATCGTTCCATTTGGATGCCGTTTGAAATGCATCTCCATAGATTGTTGAAGCCATAGCTTGTGCATCCAGTTGTTTTTACGCACAACCAATTTACGAATCAGTTTATTCTCATCGTCAAGAAACGTGTATTTTGTCATTGAGTCGTTTCTCCACTTCCTCGTTAAAAGCACATAACCGACGATTGCATCCGTACTGACATTTCGTATGTTTATACGGAGCGACCATGTTGATACCATCACGATAGAGATGCGAACAGGTAAATTCCTGTCCATCAGGATTAATCACTCGCTCACTCATGGACAGATAGCAAGGACCATTTACAGCATTCTGCTCAAAACGCACTCCTTGGGTCAGTCGCCGTTTTTCATCGACTGTCTCAGACAGCAAGGCTGCCGATTCAGGATCAAGGATACGGAGCATCATTGGAATATATTCATTGAATATTTCCTGAGCATCTGCATCGGTAATCATGAACCGAGGATTTGTCCCTTTGTAAATCGAAAAGAACGTCGCGTACAAATCCGGGAATGCACATTGACAGAATTGGATAAATGGTATTACATCCCGAAAGTTTTCATGATTCAGCGTACAGGTAATTGTCGTCACTGAGCGTTTAGATGCATACTTGATATTATCAACCACCCGCTCAAATGCACCCGATCGGTTAACCAATGCATTCCAATACTCAGGTTTGTAAGAGTCCAATGAGATCTTGATGCGCTTCAAATGTTCAGCCGGTGGCGTGATATACGCATTAGTGTTCAAATGGATTTGGTAGTTTTTACCATAACCACGCAGCCACTCATAAAACCATGGCACCACACTCGGCTCACCACCTGTTACATGGATAATTGCATCCTTGCCATAATGATCGACAATACGGTTAAAATTATCCTCGCTCAATACCTTGCCAGTGATACCAGCATTGCAATAGGCACAACGAAAGTTGCACCTTTCGGTAATGAACACCGCAACACGACGAATAGGCGGACGATAACCTGCGTTGAGTGTCTCCACTGTCTCATTGACACGACGGCTGAAATCGTCCCAATACAGTGAGTGTCTCATCTATTATTTTCCTCTATGTCAAAGTAGTTACCAAGGAAATTCTGAATGTCAATCAGCGTATCCATTGCACACTTATCACTGAATGTTTCATCCTCAATGCTTGAAGCCGAACCAATGATAGCCTCTTGCATATTGTTGACAGTCAGTCCATTAATCAATGCCCAAATGCTTTGTGCTTCACGTTCGGTAAATGTGAATGTGTGCGTTGTAAATGTGTTATGCTGCATGGCTTAATACCTCCATTAAACAGATTAGCATGGATAGCCAAAATAACCACTGTCCCGTAAATCGAGTATTAATCTTCCTCATTAATCTCTAATTTCCATGTGCAACTTGCAGACACAGATCGAACCAGTTTAACCTCATAGATAGCCAAGTCCAGCTCGATTAAATCTTGTTCGTCATATTCATCAGTTTCCTGCTGAATAACTTTCATAGCTGCGTCCATGTTTTCGTAAATCTCAGGCCAAAATGACTCTTCCACCGCATCATACACAATCACAGGTTTGCACACAGCTTTCTTAATAGTCGCCATAATACCTCCTATAGGTTGAAGTTAGACGCACCTATCCGCCCGATAAGTGACTCTATCAGACGGATAAATTCGGCTATTTCCAACCGTATTTTTTACCGTAAGTCACAGCCAGTTTTTCATTGTACTGTTCGGTAACTTTCGGCTCAACACTCCTGCTCCACGCCATGTTAAACATAGCTACTAGCTTCTCATTCGCTTTCTTACCAATAACGAGTTTAATTTTCATAAATCCTCCTTTGCTGTGAGTTTGGTGTATAGTTTCAACATATCATCATAAATAAGCAGCACATAGAGTGCGAAAATAACCACTGTTCCAATACCACCCGTAGCATATAGAATGATGCCTATAACTCCTGTATTAAACCAATCAAAATCTTTCATATTAGCACCTCCGATGTTAGAGTTACGCCATCTTACAAATACAGATAACCCCACGGAGAAAACTCCGTAGGGCTATCTATATCGGTAAGCGGGATTTATCCGCGCTTGTACGCTTTTAAAGGTTGATGACCAGTCGAACGTTCGGTATCTATTTTGACACGCATCTGCCGGATATGATCGAACACGCACTCACCCGGTATTTCGTCATAGGACATTTTGTCGGGATTCACGATAACACCGCACTGTTTATTGCTCCAATGAGACGGGTTGACTTGAACCGTGGTCATTCTCAGCAAATGGTTCGGCGTTTCATGGCCGCACCTCATACAGTGATACACTGGTTTGAACGCTTTTTTAATCATATTAGTTTGCCGCTCACCACAATGAGGACAGCAATATCCGTCGAATACTTGCTTGCTACTTTCCATTTGGGCGTCTCCTAATTATGCTGTATCCAGCTTGTGAAACACGCAATCCGTATTTGATTTCCGCTTGCTCGTATGTCAAGCCGTTTCCCTTGCGCTCATTGGCATGGCTTGACTCGGCAAAGTCTTTAGACGACACGCGGTCAATCCGCTTGACTGATTCACGCCATAATTGTCGAATATCAGAATCTTGAAATGCCATCGCGCACCCCTTCCAGAAAGATGTTTAAATCAGGTACATACTCAGGGCCAAAATAGTTGATGATCTGAATTTCAAGCGACATTTCATCAGCGATAATTTCAGAGATGGTATCGCCATCCGGCTCCTCACAAAATAATGACGATTCTTGCAAGTGTTCAAATTGAGGATAACAGTCATTGACCACGATAATGTCCAGTCCTGATTGCATGGCGTATTCTCCTTTCCCTTATGGTTCGGTTCTCATTTAATCCTGCTACCTAATAACACGATAACAGAATTAAAAAAGAACCGAACGCCCTTTCGGGCGCTCGGCTTTATATGAGGATATGTTAGGACTTCGCGGATACTGGCAGAGCCGGCATTTCCACTTTGGCCTTGCGAATTCTTGCGGTAGGATTTTCGTATTTCGTAACACTATTGATTAGAGCGGTGTCAAGACGGTCGAACCGCGCGGCGCAGTGAGTGACGATTGCATCGCGCACTGCATTATTGACAAGGATACCATTTCCTTCAAGCCGCTTCACCATGACGTCGATGGCGGTCAAAACCTTCTCGAATTCAGGTTGAATGAGTCGGCGAACATTAGTGACTGATTTATGGTTAAACAGTTCAAGGTCACTCATACTGTCAACGTTAGCATAGACACCGCGTTCGAGAACCACGACGGGGCAGTTTTTGCTCGGATCTTCCTTTGACATGATGGCAGGTCCAGTTCCGACGTTGTATTCACGCTCGGCACCACGAACGGTTTTTGTCACCGTCTCGAAAGTGGCGTGATAGGTTACATCTTGTTTGCACTTGCCAGCATTGTTAAGGACTTTCTTACCATCGGCATCAATTCTGTCAACTGATTTACGATACACTTTTTGAATAGCCATGATTCACACTCCTAATGTATTGGGTTTTGGGAATACTCAATTTGTATTCCCTTCACTATATAATAACACGCAAAAAGAATTCTTTCGGGGCAGGACTATCAAGACCCCATGCCATCGGACAGCACCCCCCCTTCATGGTCATACATACCGTCCCACGATAGTGTCTTGATTTTTGAATTCGGGTATTTAAGACACCCCTATTAAATATATTAATATATATTATATAATATAATACTAATAATAATATAATATACTAATAATAAACCATCACCCCTAATAGTATTAATATATTAATATTAAATATATTATCCCCTCTTCCGGAGGTCGAGGGACCCGAAAGGGGGCCCCTGCCTGTTTCTCTGGAGACCGGCCTTGCCCGTCTGCATAGAATAATGTGACCCGGCGTTTCCAATTATTTTTGGACTGGCCCTAAAGGTTTTTGGTGCAAAAGTATATAATGTTATTTACCTGATATTATTCATAATAGTGCCTAAAATGTTACAAGGGGGGGTAGGTCTGTATATATAGATACACCAAGAGGAATAAATATGTATATTATATATTATTAATATGGCCTGTTTAAGTTAACAAAGTTCAGAGGGAGGAACGATGGCACGGAAGAGCAAGATAGACCAGACAGAGTTGCTGACTCTGATGGGCGAGAAGGGACCAGATGGCAAGAACCTGACACAGACTCAGATAGCTGATCGGCTCGGAGTGACCCGGGTAGCGGTGAACCGAGCGATCTCTAAACTAGACCCATCCCTCACCAAGGTACGGGACGTGGCAAAGTTCAAGGCCGAGAAAGCCGACATACTGGCAGAGCTTCAGATGATGCTGATGGAATACATAACGCCCGACAAACTGAAGAAGGCGAGCCTAAGTCAGATCATCATGGCTATCGGAATCATGTACGACAAAGAACGTATGGAGCGGGGGCAGAGTACCGAGAATGTGGCGGTCTTACACGACGTCAAGATGATACCCCCCGATGTACGAAAACAACTCGAAGAGGCGCAGAAAGCTTATGCTGACGCCATGATTCAAGAATCAGTTAAGAAAGATTTAAACAACTATTAGGAGGACACACTAATGGAGGACATTCGAATTGACATATTGAAAGCTAAGATTTCTGATTTGGAAGATGTGATTTCGGATTACGCCCGTAAGGAGGATAATATGGATATACGAGTTGATATACTAGAAAAATCAAGAGATGAGGCCGTGGCTAATGCCGATGCGCTCAACACTAAACTAGATCGCTATGTCGCCCACCTAACAGCAAGCTTTGCCGCGGGGCTGGCGATTGGATTGGCGGTTGCTTGTGCTACTTTCTATCTTAGATAAATTATGGAAAACACCAATAATGTTTGCTGGAGAGACTTTAGGATTCATCGTTGTGCCTATCGCCCTGATTGGGAGAGATATATTCGACGAACATCTGCCCAAGTGGGCATGGTTGTGGGATAACGAATGGGACTCCATTAACGGGTACAGCAACACCTATCATTGGGAACGACGATGGGGAACAGATGGGGCTAGAAAGTTCTGGCCTAGATTTTTATGGTTGGCGGTACGGAATCGAGCCGCAAATCTTAGTCAGCTACTTGGCAAAGCTGACCCAAAACCGGAGGACACATGGCGGATGAATATCCGAATCCCCTTTACGACACGGTATTTGAAATGCCGGTGGGGGTATACTTCATATTTTCCGGGGACACCGGGTACCACTTCCCTGCGTGTTATGCCGAAGAGAAACTTCACGTGCTCGATCTCAATCAGAACAAAGGATAAGATATGACAGAAATGATTATAGGGGGCAGAATAAGCGAGGATGATACCTCAAGACTAGCCCGCAATGATGATAGATACAGAACACTAAGAGTGGATCGTTCGACTCATGCTCTAGTTGGGATAACCTATGAACACCACGAGGCACATGATGGTGTCCATTATACAGCGTACAAGTCGGCAACACTGCAAGCAGCACAGACAGCTTCGATTAGTGTGGTAGCTCCGGCTGGTACTGTGCCCGGGCCGAATAATGAAGGCGAACGAATTCACATTATATTCTCTGCCAATACCAGCAATCAGGCAACATTTACAGTTACTGAGGGCGGTGTCTTGGCTGGAGGAACAGCGTTCACTCCATTGAATAGCCGGCGTAATAGACAAGGAGTTGCCGGATATATCAGTGGTGCAACAGTCGCAACTGGGAATACCGGCGCAACCCCGATCACCATGGCTGGTGGTGATATAATCTTCCAACAGGTTCTCACAACTGGAAACCAGCAGGGTGGTATTCTGACTCGTGGTTCTGAGTTTATCTTAAAACCAGTAACGAGTTATCTATTCCAGATTCTAAGTGCAGCAAATGGAAATGCAGTATCGATTTTGTTAGAGTGGTACGAACATACAAACTTACCATAAGGATTTTATTATGAATGGTCCTAAGAACGACTACACACATTTGTACGGAGAAACCAAGTGTCAGGGATGTAAATACCTGCAGCTTAGTGCTAAGATCGAGGGACGGATGCGATGTCTTGCCCCGGGTAATTCCCATATGGGCAGGTTAGGTCGTATGTTTTATCAAACTCCAGAAGGGAAAAATCACCTTGGAAAGTGCAAAGAAAGAGAAGACCTATAAGGTTACGAAGGCGCAAGCCAAATTCTTTTGGAGACAGTTTGCAATATGGTGCGAGTTTTGGGGATGTGACAAGCTGTGGGAGATACACACCCAAGAGGTACCAGAGGACAATTGTTATGCCTCCATTGCAGCGGGATACGCGGATGGGATGGCTGTGGTTAAGCTGTGTACAACGTGGGATGTGCCAGTCACAAAGAGACAAATGGATAAGGTGGCATTCCATGAGAGTGTTCACCTATTTTTAGCTCCAATAAGTCCTACAGATAACAGTAATATGGGGCCAGAGCACCAGATAGTACGTGTTATGGAGAATCAAATTTGGTACGAACTTAGTGACTATACGGATACGGTGAAATAATATGGGTGGCGGAACGTATATTGGAATGAAATCAGCGTATATTGCATCATCTAAATACGCAACAATAACAGCTCCAGTTAATACATACAGTGGGGATTTAATGGTTTGTGTTATTTTACATGATACCACATCTATGAATACTGAACAGAATCTAGATGGCTTCGTAGAACCATTTCCAACTGGATGGATACAGGCATTTTGGTACAGATACCGAGTTGACCCGCCGTATGTAAATGGTGGACGACGATGGTCAGTATTTTTTAAAGTCGCCACTGATGATGATGAAAACGAAGAATCATATACATGGACTAGAGATGACGGATATTTAGTTGGTAAGATATGGATAATGAATATGACGTTTCGAGGTATTGCGGCATATGGTGGATCAACGAATCATAATATGACTAATTGGTCAAGAATATGGTCTAATACACGAACTAAATCCTTTAGTAGTACGAATGGTCTCTTAGCACCTAGACAAGCAGACAACAGATTATTAATAATAACTATAGTTAATAGATATGGTTTAGAAGGTAAGGTGCCAACTATAGCGGCTAGTGGCAATGAGTGGTTTCGAACTTGTTTTGTCAGAGAAGGAACCTTAAGTTCATCTCATGCTGTTTCTGTAGCAACAACAACAGGTAGTCCGACTACGGGTTTGCTGCAAATGCCAACAATACCAACACAAACTCCATATACTAGTGGTTTGTATACCACAGAATACGAGACATTATTGTTGGAATTGGTAACTACAGAGAACGCACTTATACTAGATCCGCCGCCTCCAGTTGCATCATCGAGGCGTAAACCTATTTTAACCGAGGAACAAAAACTAGAACAGATGGCGAATCGTTCTAGATATATAGAGTACAGTAAATCACACAGATCCAATATTTATTTACCTGTGGATCGAGCATATAATAGACAGCGTGGATACAAAAATACACCTATTGTGGTTAGACCACTAGGACGATAAGAGAGGATAAAGATATGAAAGGTATGGAATATATTGCAGCAAGTGCGGTACTTAAGGCCGCGTCTACGTTGGTATCAGTAAAGAAGGTTATTTTAACCGCTACGGCTGCTAACGCAGTTGCTACTTTCAAAACAGGGGGAGCTGCCGGAACTACTGTCGCAGACATTAGAATGGAGACCTCTGGTCGTTCCGTTATGGTTGATCTGGCTGGAACTCAGGCTGACTACATTGTTCTTGCCAATGGCGTAGCCATGGTAGAGTGGAACTAGAAACGGTGATTACCACCGCAATTTCATAGAATACCTCGGCGGGCTTCGCCGAATACAGTAACTAAAGGGTACAGTAGGAAACAGGATGTCTGTAGCGGATACCCGGAAAGGAGACCGCTATGCCTGTCCCTAAAATACCACCCAAAGCTGGGTGCTGGAACTGTGCGTACAATAGAAAGATGGATCAGATCACACCAACGCCAAAAGAATGTAAACTTCTATGGTGTCGGCGGTATCCTCGTAAACATCCGGTACGCTACGGCGATTGGTGCGGAGAATATCTGCACTATACAAAAATTATATAGGAGATTTAATATGCCTAAAAGAATTCACGGGGGATATGCAGGACGCAAACAGTATCAGAAACAGCTCGATGAAGCTGACCAGAATGCTAAGAAACCCTTGCCTGAGCCTGAAACTCGGGGGAGTCAAAAGTATCTGGATCGGTTGAGCGAAGAAATAGCGAACATCAATATACCTAAGGCTGTTCGTAGAATATTTGAGTAAGGAGAACACAATGGGGGATAAACCTAACGCAGAAATGATGGCACTCATGATGCAGTTAGACCCTTTTACGTGGATAGTTGAGAATGGATTGGAACTCTCTCACGGTAAATGGGCTTTAGCTGGACACGAATATCAGGCAGCTTGGTTACAGGAGCAAGCGAGAGAGCAAGTTTTTATTAAAGGCGCACAGATTGGAGCAACAGAGGTGCTCGTGTTAAAGACACTGCACGGAATGATACATCAGAAGTACCCGCAAGGGGCTTTATACTTGTTTCCGACGCGAGATGACGTACGAGACTTTTCTAAGGCGCGCTTTGATCCACTGATTGCACAGAACGCATTCATTGGACAACACGTAACCAGTACTGATGCACAGAATATTAAGAAGATTGGACGAGGCTACCTCTATTTACGTGGTGCTCGGTCTACGAAATCCATTGGCGGTAAGAAATCTAGTTCACAGTTGAAGTCTATTCCAGTTGATCGAATTGTCTTTGACGAGATGGATGAAATTGAACCTGCCATGATCGACTTGGCGCGTGAGCGAATCTCTCACTCGCAGGTAAAGGAACAGATGTTTCTAGGTACGCCTACGATTCCAGATTACGGCGTCGATAAAATGTACCAACAATCAGATATGCGTGTGTGGATGGTACGATGTCCAGCATGCAACAAACTAGCTAGCCTTGACCTTGAATTCCCCAATTGTCTGCAAAGACAGGATAACGGAACAGTCAAGCGAATATGTGTTCACTGTCAGAAAGATGTGAACCCAAGAGTTGGAGAATGGATAGCTCAATCTCCCGGGAAAGACCTAGTAGGGTGGTGGATTTCTCAGCTAAACTCAACATACATAGACCCTACCACTATCTTGAATCTATATGAAGATCCTCCTTATGGTGACATGAGTGAGGTAATGAACTCGAAGCTGGGTCGAGCATATATCCCAGCCGAAAACCGGCTCAGTGAGTCGGACGTTTACAATTGTTGCAGTAACGACCCTATGTTAACAAAGTCCGACGGCCCATGCGCAATGGGAGTTGACGTCGGCGCGATGCTCAATGTCGTGATCGCGGAACGGCCTACGCGAAATACATTGAGAGTTGTGAAGGTATGCCGGGTTAGTACCTTTAACGACTTGCACGATTTAGCCCGAGACTTCAATGTGAGGTCGGCTGTTATAGATTTAAAACCAGAAATCCGGAAGGTGCGAGAATTTCAGAAAGAGGAAACATTCTCAGTATTTGCCTGTGACTACGTTGAAACAAGAACGAGTATGACACACTGGGACGAGAAAGATCTCGTGATCAAGTGCAACAGGACTGAGATATGCGATGCTACGCACGAGCTTGTAACAGAACGTGGACGATTGGTGTTACCAAGACGGAACACAGAACTCAACACGTTTGCAACTCAGCTCACGCACATGGCTAAGGTACTGGAAGAGGACGATGCTAGTGGTTCACGAATATACCGATATAAAGGTAAAGTCGGTGGACCGGATGATTATCGGCATGCCCTCAACTATTGTCTGTTAGCTTCGGAACGAGTGGGTATAATCTCTGACAGAAACATAATCTCAAGATTCTTTGGCAGCCGCCGCCGCCGAACGTGGATGACGAGCTGATATGGAGGGAGTAAGAATGAAAACGTATTTAGTTAAATTTCGTAGTGGTGATGTGGTTGAACTTGATAATGCAGAGCACAAGCGTCTAATGACTCGCTTTACGAACTCTGGCCGCAATTTTGCCCGCTTTGAGCGGCTGAATGGCGAGATGTTTTTCCTTGAGAACATCGAACGGATTATTCCTCAAGGTGAGGATGAACCCGAAGAAATTAACGAAAAGTCTGATACCGAAGCTGGTATCAAAGATAAGGTCGTGGAAGCTGCAGTGGAAGAACTCAAGAGGGAACTCATTGAGAAATCCAGTTGTACGCATCCTAAAGATCTGCAGGTGCTCTATAAAACTGAAACTAAATCAGGACCGCGCTTCTTTACCTCGTGTGCATTCTGTGGTGGAAACCGCAGTAGGTTCATCTCGCTGAAAGATCTTACCGACGAACAGCTTGAGAACGTGAAGGAGTGGGTGGAAAAGGACTAACTAAATGTTTGAGAAACTCAACAAGAAAAAGAAGTTGGAACGCGGCAAGGTACTCTTCATTGATGCTGTGAACCGAGATCGTGAGTGGCAGGGGGAAGCCCGACAGGATTTCAATTTCCGAGATGGCGACCAGTGGTCGTCTGAGGAACGAGCAATTCTAGAGGAGGAACTCCGACCTATCTTGACCTTCAACCTTACCAAATCAAGCATCGACTTGATCATGGGTATGAGTGAGGATAACAAGGTAATATTCAGAGCCGTGCCGGTGGACCCGACAGATGGTTTCTTGGCTGAGGTTCTGAACGATGTGGCGGATTGGTTGCGTGATACCAATGACTTCGACGACGAAGAGACCTCGGCTCTTGAGTCAGCGTCTATCTGTGGTCGTGGATATGTTGGTATCGACTTCGTACCAGATCCTAAAAGATTCGGCGAGATCATCATGCAGGAAGTTACTATTCCTGTATCAGAGATTCACTATGATCCAGCCTCACGGCGTCCCGGATGGGATGACGCTAGTTACTTCTGTTGGGATCGGTGGTTGACTCGTGAAGATTTCTTGATGCGTTTTCCAAAAGTATCACGAAGTAAGGTAGATGATCTGATCGAAGGTGGGCAGGGCAACTTAGATATTTCTATTGCCGATGCTGCCAGTAGCCCGTCTTATTTCAGTGATGAAGTGGCGAATGACGAAGAGAGCGATTACGATACCCCACTTGATTTTCAGTTCTATGATAAACAAAAGAATATGGTTCGTGTTATCCACATGGAATACTGGGAGATGTTTGAACGCCGATTCATGTTTAATCCTGAATCCGGCAAGTTTGAGGAAATCCCGGAAGGCGCGAACTTAAAAGACATCAAATCTAGTTTCTTTGAGGAATTCGGAGAAGAGGCTACGATTGAGGTACTTAGGGACAAGAGAGTTAAATGGTTACAGTTCACTGGCGATGAGATTCTATATGATGACATCAGCCCATTACCGTACCCGGGATTCTCAGTCGTTCCGATGTTTGCCTTTAGAGATGTCAGTCAACGTACGATGAATCATTTTGGTTTGGTTCGCCTGATGCGTGATCCGCAGAAAGAAATCAATAAGCGGTGGTCACAGGCACTGAACTTGTTAAATCAGCAGGTACAGCCCGGAGTGTATGCAGAAACGGATTCGTTCGTGGACGACCGTCAAGCGGAACAATCTCTGAAAGAAGCCGGCAGTATCACATGGGTTAACAGTGGTGCCCTACAAGGTGGACGGATTAAAGAACGCACCGTACCTAACTTTCCTAATGCTCCTATGCAGATGGAACAGTTCTCACAAGATATAATGAAGAAGATCACGGGCATCAACCCTGACTTACTGGGTCAGGATAGGGGTCGTCAAGAACCCGGCGTTGTGGTTCGCTTGCGTCAACAGCAAGGGATAACCCTGTTGAAGCCCCTCTTCAAATCCTTTAATAACATGAAGAAACAATTATTCAAACGACAGCTTGCAATTGTTATGGCATATATGCCTGACGAGCAGGTACTTCGGATTCTTGGACAGAGCGACAGATACGCAGTAGATCCTCAGACTGGGTTGATTACCGATCAACAGACTGGTCTTACCGCGGACCTTCGTGATGTGCGCAGCCTTGAATATAATATAGGTGGCGAGGAAGCCCCGGGGAATATGTCGAAACGAATGATGGAACTCTCTGCGTTTATGGAAATGCAGCAGGGTGGTCTGCCAGTTCCTCCTGAGTTGATCATTGAAAAGATGGACATCTCGGCTGGTGACAAGGCGAAATGGCTGGAGTATATTAATAGCCAGAATGAACAATCTTCGAAACAGCAGGAAGAAATGATGCAGACAGAGATCCAGATGAAACAGAAAGAGTTGAGTCTGGATGAACAGAAAATTATGAACGACTTCATTATCGCCATGGCTAAACTAAATGCGGCGAGTTCGAAAGACGCTATGAAAATGCAACAGCATGCAATGAGTATGTCGGTTGCGGAACAGCGGGACTTGCTAAACTATATTAACGGCTTGGCAAATGTAGCACAATCGGCTAAACAATCGCAGATGAAATCAGGTGTGGATGTATTCGGGCATATGATGAATGCTGCGATGAAAGAAGATGAAGGGGAGAGAATGGCAAATGAGCAAAGACAACGGACTCAAGAGTAATTGGAGCAAGGTTTGGGGGAAACAACTTGCTGACAAAGAGATGTGTGAAAACTATAAACGAGGATGGGAACGCATCTTCGGTAAGGATGAGAAGAAAGACAAAGAGTAGACTCCCCCCTACTCTGGTCGAGGGGACGGCCTAGGCCACCGTCCCCATTTTACTGAGGGAGTTACGTGACAACTACGAAAAGGTTGAAAGGAAACTACAATGAGTAAGCTAGATGAACTTTTAGGCATGACTGATGATGAAGCTAATGCAATGACCAATGATACTGATAACGACACTCAAGGAGAAGCGGGTGACGATGTGGGCGACCCCGCCGCCGAAGCTCCGAAGATGTCTCTTGAACAGCTCGAAGCTCTCCAGCGTGAAAATGCTGGTCTACTGAAAGGCATCAAAGAGGAACGCAAGAAACGACAGGAATTTCAGAGTCGTCTTGACGTCCTCACAGGTACCGTTAATGCTATCTTAGAAAAAAGAGCTGCGGGTAATACTAAAAGTGACGCCGACTCTACGGGCGCTGTAAAGAAACCTGCCATCATTCTAGACATAGATGACGATGGCGAGACTGTCCTTCCGGTCGATAAACTAGATGCGGTGCTTGCTCCTTATAGAGAGGAGATCGAGAATTTAAAGGGTATGATTGCCGCTGGGTATCAGCAAACACAAAAGCAGGCCGCTGGCAATGCAGTGTTGCAGAAAACTCTCAGCGAAGACGAGCGGTTCTCAAAGATCTACAACAATGAGTACACGAAAGCTCGTACGTGGGCTAACGAACGCGTTATCGAATGGCAGAAAGATAATAACTATCAGGGCCAGTTGAACGGTGAGTTGGCGATGGAGTATGTGTTTGATGGGGAACTCGAAAAAGAGTTCCAAAAAGCTTTTCCGGGTGCTGATCTTGAAGCAGTGGTTGGACAATCAAATAGGTCGTTACGAAGAGCCTTGCGGAGTTTCATTCCCAAGGACGAAGAGGCAGCGACGACGGTTGCCAGTGCCATCCCTGCAAAGGGAAAGGAATCCGCTTCGCGTTTCCAGAAAGTATTGAATAAACCGTCTGGTCTTTCTGGCGCGAGGAATGCAAAAGCGGCTCAGCTTGATGTGGTTGATAAAGTAGGAGCACTCTCTGCTACGGACTTGCTTGACATGTCTGATGCAGAAGCGGCTGCTATTCTTGAAGCTATGTCCTCTGAGGAAAGAACCAGCGGTATTAAATTCTAAATCTAATGAGGAGAAAGACTAATGGCTATCACTGCATTTGGGACTAATGATGCCCAAACTGTTAAAATTTGGAGTTCGCTGACGATGCGGGAAGCTCTTAAAGCTACCCTGTTCAGCAAATTTCTTGGTACTGGTAAAGGCGCTATCCTCCAGAGAATGACCGAACTGGAGAAGGGTGCTGGCGACCAGATTAAGTATGACCTCTTGATGCAAATGGTTAACGACGGTGTTACCGGCGACAACCGCATGAAAGACAACGAAGAGGCGATGGTCTACTATCAGGATACTGTTAACATCGACCAGCTTCGTAATGCTCACAAGTTCCGTCGGATGTCTCAGCAGAGAACTCTGCACGACATGCGTTCGGATGCGAAGACTCAGCTTGCTGATTGGTTTGCTGGCAAGATGGACTCTTATATGTTCCGGTGTCTCTGTGGCGACACGACCCTGACCCATGGTCAGACCGCGACCGCTCCTGATTCCGATCATATCATCTACTCTGGCGACGCTACTTCTGACGCGACGCTGGGTACCAATGATCAGTTCTCTCTGGCTGACATTGACTACGCTAAGGAAAAAGCTCGTACGCTGACCCCGCCCATCCGTCCGGTTATGATCGACGGTGGCGAGTATTATGTCGTCGTGCTGCATCCTTATAGTGTGACCGACCTTCGACTCGACGTGGCTGGTTCTGCTTACACCACGTGGGGCGACATCCAGATGTGGGCCAACAACCGCGGCCTGAAAAACCCGATCTTCACGGGCGCTATGGGTGTGTACAATGGTTGCATCCTGTACGATTCAACTCGTTTGACCGCTCCGTATGCGAACGTCAAACGGAACCTGTTCCTTGGTGCTCAGGCTGGTGTGTTTGCCATGGGTAATGCTTATGATTCTATGGAGCAGAGCCGTGTTGGTAAAGACAATCTGATGTCTTGGTACGAGGAAATCGATGACTATGGTAATGAGAAGGGCATCTCTTGTGGTGCTATCTTCGGTATCAACAAGTCCGTGTTCAATAGCAAAGACTTCGCGGTCATTTCTATTGATTCGTACGCTGTTGCCCATAGCTAATCGAACTAGTAATTAACGGGATTGACCCCATCCCTTAATGGGGTCTACATCTAAAATAAACAAGGAGATTTACCATGGCTGTTTACGATTTTACTGATCCTGCACAGACTTACTTTGTGGGTCGTGACGGTGTTGCCGAGGAAGATAACCGGATTACCGCTAATAAAGTGGTGCTGGACTTCTCGAAGCGGACGATTACCGCTTCCGATACCGCTACTGTTATGAACCTCCCGAACAACTTCATGTTGACGGGTTGTACCCTGCGTTGCCTTACCAAGGACGCTTCTTTTAAAACGGCTGTTTTCTTGACCCGTAATGTGGCTCCTTCGAGTGCCGTCGCGGTTGTCAAGTCTGCTGCTTGCGCGTCTGTCGCTACGATTATCGGAAAGGTCGCTGGTGTTGGTAGTTCTGCTGCCACCACTGCGATTCTGGCTGCTAGCAATACCACCACTCCCGGCGCGAAGTTGAAGCTGAACCCGGGTGCGGCTGCCGATACGTTCAAGGGCGTTCTGACGGTGTTTGGTTATACCGAGAAAAACGCTGCGTAATTAACAAAAGGGAGGGCTTGTCCCTCCCTACTATAAAGGAGATTTTTAAATGGCTACAGATAATGCTAATGCTACCGTCGCCTTTGCACGTAGGCGCGCGAGGCATGGGAAAGGTCCCATTGCTATTCGACGGGCAACTTGGGATTTCGCTTCACAGAACGTTGCCAAGTCAGGCGTTGCTAATTTTCTAACCATTCCGGGGAATACGTATGTCCTTGGTGGTAAACTGACGATTACCTCTGCTTTGACGGCCTCTACGACTTTGACGATTAAACTCGGCTCGGTTGCCATCACTGGCGCTGTTGCTAAGTCCGCCGCGACTACGGTTCTCGGTGTGGCTGCAACTGCTGATATGGCTCCGTATACCGCTTCGGCTGCTGCGATCACGGCTACGAATGCTAGTGCCGCTGCTATCGTTGCTGGTAAAGCTACGCTCGAAGTTATTACTGTCGAACTCGACAAACTTTAATTAAACGAAGGGGAGGTGGAAACCTCCCCAATCTAATAGGGGGAAATTATGAATCCAGATTACCAAGGATCAATACAGCCTAACATTTACGCCCAGCGCCAAGCTGGGGGATTATACCACGATATTGATAAGTTTGATTTGATTGAATCCTTTAAACCGTTACTCGATAGCGGAGCATATCACATGTCCCCACATGGGACTATACGACGCAGTAAGGCCGCTGATGCTCAGGTGTACGAGACTCCATGGCATCACGTGAAACCTTGCCCATTTAAACAATGTAATATAGATCACCAAATTAAGTTTAATCATTTCGGATATATACCTCCGAGATGTCTTGAATGCTGGAAGGTTGTTGTTGGGCCTCGCACTCTGAAAGAACTCTTCACGTTGGTGGATGTTGAAAAGAAACTGGACCTACCGGCTAAGGCTGGCATTGAGATGCGCGCCTATACGGGTCGTCCTTATGGTGGGTACTTTTATAATAACTCACTGGATGATGGGCTTGATTGTTACAAGACTGTTCGAGAAGCGGTAGACGAGGCTATTAGCCCTGATGTACCTGTCCTTCTTAAAAGAGGTTGCACTGAGTATGAATTCATTGTTGGTGATTCACGAAACTGGTTTATGAATGATTACGCTGCAGACCTTGATCGTGTCATTGAGACGTTCGTTGAAGATGACGCGAAGAGTGACCTACGTCAGGCTGATATGGTAACTCGCCATGTACATAAACGATGGATTGAATACGCTTATAAATTGGGTGACAAAACCTATCTTGAGTACACCGATGGTAAGACTTTATATCCGACCTATCATACATATCATGACAAGGATATAAATGAAACTAAGGTAGAACTTTGCGAGAGACGAGCGCAGCAGATAGCCCAAGTTCCAAAACCTGTTACACGGCATTTGCTGTGGCAGATGGGAGGACTTATGGACAATGCTGGCATTAATCGCAGAGGTATGGGAGCACTGATGGGCTTTCATGAGATTGACCCGTTTACAATTTATGAACATTCAACGTATCCATTCTAAGGGGGAATTATGACTGAACTAACTAAACAGCAAGAGATTTGTATGAAGTGCCAGCAGTGCTGTCGCTACTCTTGTGTACCAATTAATCCTGATCACGATCATTTGAAACTATTGTGGCTCAAGAATGTACCGCTGATGTACAGTGGTGAGAGCCGGTATTGGAGCATTTATTTGGAAACTCCATGCCGGTATGCTGACTGGGAAAAGGGTTGTCTCGTGTATGATCAACCTGAAAAGAAAGCAGCAGTTTGCGAACGATACTTGTGTGTTCAGAAGTGTGATCAGAATCAGAAAGATATTTTACGACAGGTGGAAGAATCAAAGATTCTACTAAATGAAATGTTTGGAGACAAAAATAATGGCGACACTAGCGAGTCTGATAACGGCGGCGAGATATGATTTAACCGATTATGACACTGGTATTGTATTCTCCGATGAAGAGTTGTTGGTCTATTTGAACCGTATGTTCGAGATCATGGATGCGACTCTTTCTGCTATGAACTCTGATCTCACTAAAGAGATCGAGACAGGAATCGACACTGTTGCCGACCAAGCTTACGTTGACCTCTCCGCAGCCCTTAACTCAGGGCTGTGGCAGAGTGTCACAGAAGTGTGGTTGGGACAGGACCAACTTGTGAAAAGATCGGTCGATGTGGTCTGGTATTACGCAAAGTTTCGGAGTACGTCCGAGCGTCCTTGGATATGGGCGCTGCACAATCGTAAGATTATATTCCCTGCCGGCGCTGATCAGATACACACAGACCTTATTATACAGTATCATAAGAAGACGGGTGATCTGGCATCTTCTGCCAGTATGCCCTACAATGATATATTTAATGAGTTCTTTAGAGAACAATTAGTTTTACACAGTAAGATGAAACGTCTTGGGCCACAAGCTATTCAAGGAGATCAGGCTTGGAACTCAGCGTTCAAACGCGTAGCCATGGCAGAAGTTATTCGGCGTGGTTGGTGCAAAAAACCTTATAATATGGATTGGTAGGAGGCAACATGTCTTTATCTTTGGCTGATGGAATTACACAAGTAAGAGGATTTTTAAATGAAGCTACTGCTGCCTTCTGGACTGATGCTGAGATCACGTATTGGATTCAGGAAGGCGTTAGTGACTTCAGTTCCAAAACACTCATGATCGAAGCTGACGATGATATAACATTGAGTGCTTCGCAGTTATCGTATAGTTCGGCAGATGCTGCCTTTCTCGCAACCATTATCGAACCATATGCTGTGATATACAACAATACGGCTGGTGCTACCTTTACTGGATTGATGAAGGTTCATCCTCGAAAACTAGGAAATCTTCTCAAGGCTACACCGGGTAAACCAGCGTACTACGCTCTACATAATAGAAAGCTGTACATCTGGCCCTTGGCAAGTGCCGCAGAAGTAGTAGCTGGCGCTACCGTAACCGTATTGTATTCAAAAGTGACTAATGATATTACTGAAATTGAAGATGAATATCAACATATTCCTTTGCTGTATGCGAAGGCGATGGCTAAAATGAAAGACCAAAAGTTTCAAGAAGCGCAATCACTCATGAGTCAGTATGTCATGATGGCGAACTTCGAACGTGCTGATAAACATGGTCGAGAAGAAGATACTTACGACATGTTTAAGCTCAAAAGCGGAGGGGGTGAGGCTGGTGCCAAATAAACAAGAAGGCGGCATTCAGATGCAGATGGGAGATAGCGGTGCTCCCAATAATGAGTGGCAAGATGTCCAGTATGGCTTTAACGGTAAATGGATTCCTGATGTTGATCCAGCCTTGATTGGTCCAGATAATTTTGCGATCTTGCAGAACCTTCGTTATAATGATTCAGCATTAGAAGGTATTTCAGGATATACTAAATGGAATTCCTCGATAGTCGCATTGGGTGATTATGTTAAGATTAGATCTGGCATTCAATTGCGGTTAAATCAAGAATTAGATATTCCAAGCTATACCTTATTTCGTGCAGAAGACCCCTCAGGCAATGGAAAAGTATTTGTTAGTACATCAGATATTGATGGAAATGGGACGATCAGCACAACCTATCCATTACAACGAGTTGCTGGAACTGACAATAATTATGTTAGTGACACAGGTACGTTTGCTGATGGAAGATTTGCAAACGCTCCGCAAGGTTCGATTGCGTATCATGATGGCTCCGTAAACTATTTATTTTCCGGGCAAGAGCAGAGAATTTCTGCAGTATTTTTGGTTGACGATGTTTATCCTAGTACAACACTAGTGAGAGATAGAACTGATGCTTTATCTAAAGCTACTACAACTGACACAGTGACTATTGAAGAAACAGATAGTTTTTTAATATTTACTACACGACCCGCACAGGGGTTCAAATTTTATGTATCGAGTTACACTGGGGCTAATCATACTATTACAGTTAAATACTGGGATGGTGATAGTTTCGCGGCAGTTACAAACGTGGATGATGATACCGCACAGTTAACAACTACAGGTACATATCGATTTGATATGCCAACAGATGCAGCACCACATCACTTTGAAGAATTATATTTGTACGCATATCAAGTTCTATTGACAGATGGTGCTACTGGTAATCCAACTTCGACCATTTACCATATCACATGCGATCTTGGTTTTAACCAAATCGTAGATGTTTGGGATGGTGTTTATAGACAGCCTATCACATTCCAAAAATGGGATGGTACTTCTTGGGCTGACTATACACTGTATGTCAATGAACCTTCAACAGACTTATCTTCGCCAATTGGTGCAGAGATTGGAGGACTTGCCGCAGGTGCTGGAGATGCAAGTGGATCTAGAATTGAAATCATGTTCGACGAACCACAATCAGCAATACGTGTACAAATGGTAGCTGGTTTTACTAATACCAATGCCGCGGAGTTATCCCTATTCCGTTGGGAAGGTACTGGATTTGTTTCAGTAGGTACTCCACTACAAGATGATACTGCTACCAGTGGAGTTGCACTTGATAAGACTGGATTTATTTGGTGGGTACCAGATACCTCGGCTATTGAGAAAGTCACAAAATTTGGGGTTACTGGTTATTTGTACGCCTTAGAATGGGATGATCAACTGGAAGGTGCGTCAGCCGGAACTGATCCAGAAGATGTGATTGTTGACATTATCACTGGAATTCCTGCACAAACAGAAGTTCCACCATTCAAATGGTCTGCGGAGTTTAATAACAGATTGTTTATGGGCAATTATAATATAGGTCGTGAAGCCAATAGAGTTGACTTCTCCGTCGCCAATGCACCGGATGTGTGGAATGGATTTGAGAGTTCCATGAATGGTTTGCAATCTTTATTTATTGGTGGAGATGAGCCGACTGTTGGTGGTGTTCAAATCTATAACCGATTCGGAGCTTCTGTTTATTCGATGTTCCTTATATTCAAAGCGACTGAATTATATCTATTAGCTGGAGATAGTCCAGAAGATTTTATTGTTTATCCAGTATCCAGAACAGTCGGATGTCCTGCTCCATATACGATAGCTACAGCAGAACTTGGTATGGATATTGGTGAGAACGTATCACGAAACATCGCGTTATGGTTATCACATTCTGGTGTTATGATGTTTGATGGTGCGACTCTATATAAGATTCCCGGGATTCGAAACTACTTTGATCCTAATGATTCAGCATACATTGAATGGGAAACCATGAGTCGAGCACGAGGTTGGTTTGACACAGTTTATAAAGAATATAACTTACTCATTCCATCTACCTCAGGTGTTTCGGAAAACAATGTGTGGTTAGTGTATGACCTTGAACGAAAAAAATGGTATTCAAAGAGTACAGGCATTGCTGCTACGCCACAAGCCGCATGGCCTTGCGTTGCTGACACTGGTGAGAACTTTGTATTCGCTGGCACTGATGATGGATATGTCATGAAGCTAGAGGTTGGTCAGAGTTGGAGTGGTGTTGGTATTCGACAAGTCATAAAGACTGGTGACTTTTGGCCCAGTAAAAATATTTGGGATGAAACCTTACTAAGAAAGTTTCGTCTTATATGTCGAAAGTTTCCAGATACAGCTAATGAGCATAATCTGGAAATATTCTATTTTAATAATACTGATACTATTTCAGGTATTGGCACCTCATGGGCAGAATCTAGTGTAGCGGCTGGCATAGCGGTAGATTTTGAAGACACGGACGATGTTGAGTGGGTAGATCCTGCGACTACAAGTCTGGCTTTAAATGTTGATGTTGGTTTACAACGAACAATCAGACTTGTACAAGATTTTAACTATAGAGGATGGGCGCATGCCTTTCAATTTGAGGTGACAACTGATGACATTACCAAAGGACTACAGCCCATTATTTGGGGACTTAGATACCGAATCGAAAGAAAAGACGACACAGCAACTTAATCAAGATAATGCTTGGTTAGAATTTTTAAATACTGGGAAGAGGCCATCACGGTCTCTTCCTATTATGATGAAACCAAAAAAAGTATTGACGTCTTCTAAGCAGAGACGCGCAATTTTGTGGAGGAACTAAATGGCAAATAAAATTTATGGCGCTATCGCAGACGATGGAGGCGGTACTGGAGCACTTGACGCGATTGATGGTTCACTTCTAGTTGATGGAGATGTGGGCATCGTATGTGATTATTCCGCGAGTGTAGTTGAAGTGTATCGTCTGGTTGCTGGTTCGGGAGCTGCTGAAATTGCTGGTGAACCATACCCTACTATTATTGAACCAGTTTCCAATGCTGGCACGAAGCGATGGATACTTGTTGGATCTGTAGCACAGGGTATAACATTAGCTAAGAATAATACATATCTAAATATATATGACGAGGCTACTCCACCTGTTGTGGTTGGAACATTAAAGATAGACGGCAGTGGGCATACAAACTTAAATGCTAAAACAGGCAAGAGTGTATTGCTTACAATTAATGGTACTACCATTGGAACATGGAGTGCCACTGGATTAACTCTTGCTGCTGGTACTACATTAAGTGCTCCCTCTATTACAACTGGTACTGGTGGAACAATAACAGAGTTTAGTACTGATGGTACGATGGCTGGTAATAGCGATACAGCAGTTCCAACGGAAAAGGCAGTTGTTACATATGCTGAGTCATTGGTTGGTACGGATGGATCTGGTGTACTCGGCTATAAAAATAAATTTATAAAT